GTCCACATGTACAGCGGCGGCGGCGGCACGATCACGATGCCTAACCCTGGGCCGGCGACAACTCAGGGTCGCAGCATCGTCCTCGTCGAAGTTGCCGGCAATACCACCACGACCAACATCAACAGCTCATTCGGAAACTTCTGGAATGGTACGGCCAACGACCCTGCGAGCCAAGCCTATGAATTACGCGTCTACGTGGCTGGTAAAGATTCGTTCGGAGACCCCGGCTGGGTCCGTGCGGTGTTTCCAGAGTTCGCCACGCTCGATACCGCGCAGACCTTCTCTGGCGTAAAGACTTTCCTCGCCGTCTTCGGGATCACGCTCGTCGCTGGCGGCAACATGGGCGTGACAGGTGACCCAAAGGGTGCGGCACTGCTTAGAAGCACAACCGCTGCGACGGTCGGCTCGCAATCACAGCACTCGCCGTCGCTGCGATTCGAGGGGCAGGCATGGAATGGAGCGGCGTCGGTGACTCGTCTGTGGGATATCAGAATGGCCGTAACGCCATCGGGATCTCCAACATCCGCGATTGAATTGTGGTCGAGCGACGACGGCGGAGCGACGTGGATCAGGCGCTACGCGCTTGATGAGGCAGCTCTCGTCCTGATGCAGTCGCTCAGGGTAGACGGCAACGTCGGATTCTTCGCGACGACACCTATCGCGCAGCAGGTGAGCGGCGGCGACCTTACCAACAACGTCACGGCTGGCGGCACGACTGATCAGCTCGACAATTTCACCGATCTGACTGTCTACGCCAATGACGCGGCGGCGATCCGAAACGATATCTACCAGCTCGCGCGCAAGCTCAAGCAGGTCAACGACGCGCTGCGCGATTACGGGCTGCTTACGTGATTACAGATGGCCTTCGCCGGCAGCACAAGTTGATGGTAGCGACGATTGACACGCTCGAGATGGCGAGTCGGCGACTCGACGAGGAGATGCCGCGCGCCTCGCGCGATGCTCTGTCGGCTCTCGTCGGGTCGCTGCGGGTCCATGTGGCGCATAGCGAACAGGTCAACCCATGGGTCGCAGAGCACTGCACCGGCCAACTCGTCGCCATGGCGCGGCTGTTCTCTGCGGACATGGCTGGGCTGGTTCTATCGTTTCAGGCGTATGCCGCGCGTTGGCCGAGCGCACGCATTATCGCTGATGCGCGGCTCGAGTTCGCGGCGCAGACCTCGCGGATCTTGGGTTCGCTGCGGACGCGGATCGGTCGCGAGGACACTGAACTCTATGCGGCAATCGACGCAGCGGAGGGACCATGATCTCGTACAGCTTTCCGACGGCAGACGGGTTTATGTTCGATCCGGGCAAGCTGCTGCTTGACCTCGAGGCGGCCGGGGTGCCGCCGGTCTCTGGCATGGACATCACCTCGCTTGAGATCACCCTCCGGTTCCCGTCCATCCTGACGGCGGCGCAGCAGGTGACGGCGGGGTCGATCATCCAGACCACACAGCCACCGACGGCTGATGTCCTCGCAGCGGCGAAGCAGGATAAGTTTAGCCTCATCGACCAGCGCACGGGTGAACTCATCGCCGGCGGTGTCGTGTACCAGGGACAGGTCTTCAGCCTCTCCGCGAATGCTCAGGCGACACTGCTCGGGGCCTACTCCTATCGTGCCTCGCTCGTCTACCCGTTGACGTGGAACACGCTAGATGATCTATCGACGATGCTGCTCAACGACGCGGCGGCCATTGAAGCGTTCTTCGCCGCAGCGGTCGAATACTATCGGGCGCATCTCGACTCTGGGACCGCGCTCAAGAATCAGGCGCGCGGCGCGACGACGCTGGCTGGCGTGCTGGCGATCGTTGACCCTCGATGACCACGCCGCTCGCACTCCTCGCAAACGAGAAGCTTGACACGCCTCGCAAAACCGGAAACGCTGTTTGAGACGATGCTCGGCAGCGGAACCCATCGGCTCGACAAGGTCACGCTCGAACGTGAGCCGCCGTCCCGTTTCCGCCTGTTCCGCAAGGGCGTCAACCACACGGCCAAGGGCGACTTTATCTTTGACGCCACCGCGGCAAAGGCGGTTATGGCCGCATGGCAGGATGCTGGTAACGAGCTCGCGATCGACTACGAGCACCAGACGGCCGCCGATCCGCCAATTGAGGCGCCCGCTGCCGGATGGTTCACGCCCGAGGTCATCGACGGCGAGCTCTGGGCGACCAACGTGCGCTGGACGACTCGCGCCGAAGAGTACCTACGCTCGGGAGAGTACCGATACACATCGCCCTACTTTCGCACCGACAAGACGGGGCGAGTAATCGAGCTATTGAACACGGCGATCACCAATCTTCCGGCGACGAAGCATCTCGATGCGCTGGTTGCAGCCAAGGCGACCCAGACAACCAAGGGGACACCGACGATGAAACTCAGCGACGAGATGAAGACCCAGGTAGAGGCGACTGTCAAGGCGCTCTCTGCCATGCTGGCCGGCGATTACGTCGCGCCCGATGGCGGGGAGAATGAGTGCCCGATGATGAAGCACCTGTCCTCGTTCCTGTCTGGCGATGGCAAGGCTGGCGAGACGGCGACCAACACCGAGGTCGCCGCCAAGCTGACGGCGCTCACCGGCAAGAATACGGTGGGCGAGGCGGTTGTGGTGCTCTCGGCGTGGAAGGCGGCGAGCGGCGAGGCTGGAGCGATGGCGGTGCGGCTCAAGGCGCTCGAGGATGCCTCTGCGGGCGTCGAGTTCGAGCGGCTGATCGACGAGGGCAAGCGGGCGGGCAAGCTGACGCCGCACCTGCTCGGATCGAAGCTCGTGGGCGACATGCGCGCTCGCGCGGCCGGCGACGGCTGCATTCAGCTGAAGACGCTGATTGAGGCCATGCCGGCGCTGAACGTCCAGACGACCGAGCAGCCGGCCACGCCGGTGTCTGGCACGCTGACCGACGAGGACAAGCGCATCGCGCTATCCCAGGGAATCGACCTCAAAGACCTCGAGGCGCACAAGCTGCGCCGCGCCAATGAGAAAGGGGCACGCTGATGGCTGCTCTCACTGCTGAACGCTCGACTGCTCGCCAGGGAGACACGGCGTCGCCTGACCTCCTGTCGCTGAAGATGGCGGCGGCGGTCAAGATCTGGAAGGGCTCTCTCGTCGTCATCCGCGCCGGGTTCGCTCGGCCGGGCGTGACTGCCGCTGGCGACATCGTCGTGGGCCGCGCCCAGGAGACCGTGGACAACACTTCCGGCGCCGCCGGTGACAGGAGCGTCGAGGTACGCCAAGGAACTTTCAAGTGGGCGAATGCCGGCGGTGACGCCGTCGTGCAGGCGACCGTCGGCGCCGACGTCTACATCACCGATGACCAGACGGTGAACCTGACCGCGACCGGCAAGAGCCGCGCGGGCAAGGCCGTTCAACTCGACAGCGACGGGGTGTGGGTCAACTCCGGGCTGCACGTCTAAGGGGGACGGAACATGGCGACACTGTATCCATCGACTCTCGATGCTCTCTTCCTCACCTTCGACAAACGCTACCAGGCGGGCTACGACACGGCAGATCAATTCGTGTCGCAAGTGGCGACCATCGTGCCGTCGGCGTCTGCCGAGCAGCGATACGCCTGGATGGACAAACTACCGCGGCTGCGCGAGTGGCTGGGCGAGCGCGTGGTGAACAACGCCATCGCGCAGGAGTACGCGATCACCAACAAGCGATACGAGTCCACCGTGGCGCTCGAGGTCGACAAGATCGACGACGACCAGATCTCGGTATTCGCCGGGGTGCCCGAGGAGATGGGTCGCCAGGCGAAGGTGTGGCCTGATCAGATCATGGCCACGCTCATCGAGGCGGGTGGAAGCACCACCACGTTCGATGGCCAGTTTTTCTTCGACACCGACCACCCGACCGACACGGCCGACGCTGGGTCGGCGGTGCAATCCAACACCTTCCCGGCATCGCCGCTCAGCGCGACCACGTTCCAGACGGTGCGCGCGGCGATGCGCAACTTAAAGGGCCGCGACGGCAACCCGCTCGGGGTCATGCCGAACCTGCTCATGGTGCCGCCAGCTCTCGAGGCGACGGCGCTTCAGATTCTTAACGCCGAGTTCATCGCGCCGGCCCTGGCGTTCGGGCAGAACGCGGCTGGCGGCCAGCAGTCGAACGTGCTCAAGGGCTCGGCCAACCTGCTTGTCAACCCGTGGCTGACCGACGCGAACGACTGGTTTCTGCTCGACGTGAGCCGGGCGATCAAGCCGTTTGTGTGGCAGCTGCGCCTCGCGCCGAAGTTCACATGGATGAACCGGCCCGAGGACGCCAACGTATTCATGCGCGACGAGATCCTCTACGGCGTCAAGGCGCGCGGCAACGCGGGCTTCGGCCTGTGGTTCCTCGCCGCCCGTGGGGTTGGCTGATGCGAGTCAAGGTGCAGGCGGTTGCGCCGGCTGGGTATCGATGCGGTGGGCGCCTATGGCCCGCCGTGGCGACCGAGGCGGATGTGGACGCGGCGCTCCTCGCCAAGCTCAAGGCGTCGCCGGCCCTGGTCGTGGTCGAGATGGGCGGCAGCGCGGCGCCCGCCGCGCCATCTGCGACGGCTCCGACCACTCACGCCCCCACGTCTCCGGCCTCGGCGCTGTTCGACGACGACGATAAGCACAGCCGCAAGGGGCGGTAGCCCGTGGCGTACGCGACGCCAGCCGACATCGACAACATCGGCATCGCGCATGTGGCGCTCGATAAGATCACGAACGAGGCGAAGCTGGCGGCGCTATCTGCCGCCTCGGCGCTTGCGGACGGGTATCTATCATTCGCCGGATGCACGGTCCCGGTGCCGTCGGGGATGTTCACCGACGCGCTCAAGCAGTGCGTTGCGATCATCGCGGCATACCATCTGCTCTCGGTGCGCGGCTATGGCCCCGAGAAGGCCGGCGGCGACAACCTGCGCAAGCGTTATGAGGACCAGATCGCGTGGCTGCAAGCGGTGGCCGCCAAGGAAGTGGCCCCGCCGTGCGACGAGTCGGGCGGTGCTGACCCGACGGCGGCCAGTTCTCGGGGCGACGTCATCAGCTCGAGCTCGCGCGGCTACTCGGAGCGGGACACCGGCGAGGAGCCGGGGCCGTTCGTGGGCGACTGATGGCGTCGAGCGTGCGAGACACTGACCGCGGATTCGCGGCGCTACGCAAGCGCATTGGGCAGACGCACGACGGTCGCCGGCTCGAGGTCGGCGTAATGGCTGACGGCGCCGTGGCACAGCGCGGCGCGTTCCATGAGTTCGGGACGCGGAACATTCCGCAGCGGTCATTCCTGCGCGCCTGGTTCGACGCGAACCGGGCAAAGATTTCGTCCGACCTGAAGACGGTGGCCCGCCAGGTGGTACGCGGTGCGAGCCGTGACGCGCTCCTGAAGGCGCTTGGCGAGGAGTACGCGACGGCGATTCAGGACAGAATCCTGGCGCACATCCCGCCGCCGCTCGCCGACTCGACGGTGAAGCGCAAGGGTCACACGACGCCCCTGGTCGACACGGGCGAGCTACTGAGCGCGATCCATTACCGGCTGGCGAAGGTAGCATGATGGAGTGGGAAGCCATCGCCGAGGGTATGGACGATCTGGTTACCGACCTGACTGATTTGGTCGAACCGGATGCCGTTCTGTGGGACTGGGAGGCGGCGCGCGTGGAGTGGAGGCCGTTCCCGCGCGCAACGCTGTCCATGGTCTCGGTGGTGCCGATCGGCATCGACGAGGAGCGCCGGAGCCACCCGGGCGGGAACGCCCAGCAGCTGGTCGCGATGGTGGGCCAGCGCATCGTAACGGTGCAGCTCCGAGTGGACACCGACGACGGTGACCATGCGCTTCTGGCGCGGACCATCGCGGCGAAGGTACAAGACCGCATGTGGCGCACGACCTCTCTTTCGCGGCTGAGGACGTTTGGCGTGGCGCTTTCGACCGTGCGCGACCTCGGCGACCAGGATTTCGCTGACGACTCAAAGGTCTACAGCGTGGCGCTGCTCGAGATTGTGCTGCTTGCTTCTGCCGTCGAGGCAGACGACACTGCGGGCGCTGGCGATTGGATCAGACGGGTGCAACTCATCTCCGACAAGCTGCGCGGCACCGACGGCGTCGACTTGCCGGCTGACCTTCAGGTAGACGAGGAGATCGGGACATGAGCACGCTTTCGTCGATCGTAGACGTCACGATCACCGCCGAGACCAAAAACCCGACTCAAAAAGGGTTCGGTAAGCCGCTGTTCATGGCGTGGCACACCCACTATCTCGACCTATATCGAGAGTACACCGACCTCGCCGGCCTAACGGCCGACCTCTTCACGACGAGCGAAGCGGCCTACCTCATGGCGCGCGCCGCGTTCTCGCAGAACCCGCGGCCCGAGCGCGTCCGCATCGGGCGCATGACGACTGCCGTGGCGCACACATCGACGCTCACGGTGACGTCGGCCGTCGCGGACACGATCGTGCGGGTGGTCATCACGTACCCGGACGGGACGGCACAGACGGTGAATTACACCATCCTCCCGGCGGCGACTACCACGACAGTGGCGACGGCGGTGGCTGCGCTGATCAATGCGTTCGCTGGCGTCGGCGCGGCGTCGGTGGGCGCGGTCATCACGGTGACTGCCGACGTTGCGGGCGGGGTGTTCTACTACACCGAGCTGAAGCTTCTCGACTTCCAAGAAATCACGCCGGACGCGAATATATCTGCGGACATCGCCGCGATATCGGCGGCCGACGATGACTACTACGGTATCGCGATCTCGATCAACTCGCAGTTCAACATCGACGAGGTGGCAGCCTACACAGAGGCAGTGCGCAAGGTGTTCTGCGCGCAGACGATGGACGCGGTGGAGCTCACCGGGGCGCGGCCCATCCTCGATGGGCTGGATGCGAACTCCTACGATCGGACCTTCGCGATCTGGTCGGGCGAGTCGATGGACTACGCGGCCTGCGCGTGGATGGGTCGCATGCTGCCGACCGATCCGGGCGCGGCTACCTGGGCATTCAAGACGCTGGCCGGGGTCACCCGCGACGTGCTCACGCCGACGCAGGAATCGAACGTCGAGACTGCAAACGGGAACCACTATCAATCGACGGCCGGGATCAACATCACCCGCAAGGGCACGATGTCGTCGGGCGAGTTCATCGACGTTACGATCTTCATCGACTGGCTCGTGGCGCGCATTCAGGAACGGGTCTTCGCGGTGCTGGCGAACGCTCCCAAGGTGCCGTTTACCGACCTCGGTGTCGCTCAGATCGTGGGCGAGGTCGTCGCCCAGCTGAAGCAGGGCATCACCCGTGGCGGTCTCGCGGCCGACCCGGCGCCGGTGGTGACGTTCCCTCTGGTCAAGGACGTCTCGCCGATCGATCGGGCAAGCCGGTTCCTGCCAGACATCCGTTTCTCGGGGAACCTGGCGGGGGCGATCCACAAGGTCAAGATCACCGGCACACTGTCGGTGTAAGGCGGATCTCTGTAGGAGAAAATTCCCATGGCGAATACGATTTTCGATCCGCAGCAATACAACATGACCTTCGCTGGCATCCCCATCACCGGCTACGCCGATGGCGAGTTCGCGACCATCGCGCAGGAGGCCGACAACTTCGGCGACGTGGTGGGCTCAGACGGTCTGGTCGCCCGCTCGAAGTCGAACGACCGGCGCGCTACCATCACATTCAAGCTGCTCCAGACCTCGCCGACGAACAAGGCGCTATCGGCGCTGGCCAACGGCGACCTGCTCAATCCGAACGGCGCTGGCGTCGGGGCGCTGCGCATCGCAGACCTGTTTGGTGAGACGCAGTTCACCGCTGACCAGTGCTGGATCTCGAAGCCGCCCGACGTCAGCCTCGACAGGACGGCGACGGCCCGCGAGTGGACGCTGCGCTGTGCTGACCTCACCAGGCTCGACGCCGGGGCGGGCACGGTGTTCTAGTGGCGCTCAAGACGCTCGAGCGCGAGATCGACGGCAACCTCTACTACGTGACCCAGCTGGGTTTTTCTCAGGGTCGCGAGGTCATGGTGCGGCTTTCCAAGCTTCTCGGGCCGGCGTTCGGTCGGCTGAATGGCGAGGGCGGCGCCGTAGCGGCCATGGGCGAGCTGGCGGCGGCGGTGACCGAGGCTGACCTCGTGCATCTGTGCCGGGTGTTCGGCACGTCGACCGAGGTGCAGATCGAAGGCAAGCGACCTCGGCTGACCGAGCAGATTCAGGAGCTACACTTTGCCGGCCGCTACGACACCATGCTCAAGTGGCTGTGGTTCGCCATCGAGGTGAACTACGGCGGTTTTTTCGACTCCGTGCGGCGCATCGGGGCCGCCGCGTCACCAGCCAGGGACCCAGCCTCCCCGTCAGCGGTGACCTCGATTGGGAGGTCTGGCGCCTCGTCAGCCATTCCCGCATTGGAGTCGGCCTAGTAGAACTAGAGGAGAAGTGGAGCATGGAGGACTTCGCCCGAGCGCACCAAGTGGCCGATCTCCTCGATGACCTCGAGGCGATGGCGCAGCGCGGAGGGAAGTGACCGATGGCCCTGCGCGAAATTCTCGCCGAGTTCGGGATCGAGATCGATGACTCGAAGCTCGACCCGCTGCAGCAGAAGATCCAGCAGACGATCGAGAGCCTGAAAGGCTTCGGCGCCGCGGTCGCTGCCGGGGCCATCGTCAAGGGCGTGGTCGGCTTCGCCACCGAGACGGCGGCCATGGCCGACCGCATCGAAGATTCGGCGGTGGCGCTCGGCATCTCGACCGAGGCATTCCAGTCGCTCTCGCTGGCCGCCA